AGCTTAGGACGGGGGAGAGTATCGTGTTGATTTTAACAAAGACAAAGAAGTTAGCATGACGATGGAACGCATGTATTTGGCATGCTAAAGGTATAAAGAGGGGGCCCTAAAAAAAGATTTGTTAGTGGGCATCACTATGAAACAGAAGTGACGTACGAGTGTTATTCGTCTTCAATTCGTGACGGTGGCGTGCGTTGTAAAGAAATTGATGTTTCTGATAGCTTGAAGTGGGATTTAATCGAGCTAACTGATGTTACGGAAGCACAAGTAAAACACTATTTCAATTGTACGAAAGGGCCAAGCTTGCTAAAGAAGCAGGCATCAATTCAGGGGCATTAAGTGCTTACTTAAACGAAAACTACAAAGGCAATGTTGCAGAAATTGAAGCGAAACTGACCGCTTACTTTGGGCGACAAGCAACCTAAATAAACCACTAAAACTAAGAATTTTTTGAAGGCATAATTTTTCGCAGTTTTAATGGCTCGCAACAGCGGCTGGCTACAAGTGCGGTTTTGTATATTACATATTCACAACGGCAACAGTTAGACACAAGCGCACTTTCTTTAAACAATAGACGTCAATTTACAACACATACACAAAAAGGGCGATCTATGTCTGAAGAATATCTACACGGTGTCAAAGTCACAGAAATCAATCAAGCAATTCGCACAATTCAAAGTCTATCAACTGCAGTCATCGGTATTGTTTGTACTGCAAATGACGCAGATGCAGAAACATTTCCAATTAATGAACCCGTTTTAATCACAAACGTGGCAGCGGCAATCGGCAAAGCGGGTAAGCAAGGCACGCTTTCACGTGCACTTGACGGTATTTCTGATGTAGTCAATTGCAAAGTCATTGTTGTGCGTGTGCAAGAAAGTGCAGAAGAAGATGAAGAAACAAAAACTAGTGAAATGAACACGGCAATTATCGGTACAATCACGGAAGAAGGGCAGTACACGGGATTGAAAGCGTTATTGATTGCAAAAAACAAATTCGGTATCAAACCTCGCATTTTGTGCGTACCAAAATTCGACACAAAAGACGTCGCAACAGAGCTTGCAAGTATCGCTGCAAAACTTAACGCATTTGCTTACATTTCATGTCATGGATGTAAAACAAAAGAACAAGCAGTGCAATATAAACGCAACTTTTCACAGCGTGAAGTGATGTTGATCATGGGTGATTTTTTATCATTCAACGTTCACACGTCAAAAGTTGAGATTGATTATGCAGTCACTCGCGCGGCGGCAATGCGTGCATATCTTGATAAAGAAATCGGCTGGCACACGTCTATTTCAAATAAAGGCATTAACGGTGTGAGCGGTGTAACTCAACAGCTTTATTTTGACATCAATGACAGCTCAACAGACGTGAACTACTTGAACGAACAAGGCATCACTTGTTGCGTGAATCATAACGGTTTCAGATTTTGGGGCTTACGCACGACTGCAGAAGACCCGTTATTTAAGTTTGAAGTGTACACCCGCACGGCGCAAATTTTAAAAGATACGATTGCGGGGGCGTTCGATTGGGCAGTTGATAAAGATATTTCTGTCACGCTAGTGAAAGATATTATTGAAGCAATCAACGCAAAATGGCGTGATTACACAACAAAAGGCTACTTAATCGGCGGTAAAGCGTGGCTTAATAAAGAGCTTAACAGCGCAACGAATTTAAAAGATGCGAAGTTGTTGATCTCTTATGACTATCACCCAGTACCACCGCTCGAACAGCTTGGATTCAATCAGTACATTTCTGATGAATACCTAGTTGATTTTTCAAATCGTTTAGCATCGTAAGGGGTAGAAGATGGCTTTACCACGTAAACTAAAATTAATGAATCTCATTGTTGACGGTAACAAATATCTGGGTGAAGTCACGGAAGTGACTCAACCAAAATTAGCAATGAAAATCGAAGAATTTCGCGCGGGCGGTATGATTGGTACAGTAGATGTTAATCTCGGTCTTGAAAAGCTCGAAGCGGAATTTAAAGCCGGTGGCTACATGGTCGAATTAATTAAAAAATTCGGCGGGTCAATCAATGGTATCCCATTGCGTTTTCTTGGCTCATATCAGCGTGATGACACAGAAGAAGTCACATCTGTGGAACTGGTGATGCAAGGTCGATTTACTGAAATTGACAATGGAAACAGTAAAGTGGGCGATGACACTGAACAAACATTCAAAGTGCCTTTAACGTATTACAAAATCATTGTTGACGGCAAAGACGTGATTGAAATTGATATGTTAAACAGCGTTTTTGTTGTTGATGGCGTAGATAAACTCGCAGAACATCGCGCAGCAATCGGCATTTAATTTTAAACGAACACATACACACCTTGCCTCGAAAGAGGCATTTTTCAAATCAAGGTAAGAAATATGACAGCAAAAGAAAAAGAAACAATTCGTGCAATTGCGCTATCAGTTGCAATTCAACGTGGTGATCAAGAAATCAAAGAAGTGCAAGTGTTAAAACCGACGGTGCCGGCACTCAAAGGCTTAAAAATGTTTGACGTGTTACAAGTGGACGTCAACGCAATGGAAATCTTATTGCCACGCATTACCGTGCCGAAATTGCATAAGTCTGACTTTGCACAAATGGCAGTTGAAGACTTCACTGAACTTGCGACGGCTGCAGTGAGTTTTTTAGGGAAGAACTCGACGGAAGCGGAAGAATCTTAATCGCACAAAGCGTTGAAGATGCAATCGCTGATGTCGCAATGGTCTTTCACTGGCAGCCCTCGTCATTTGATGATATGACGTTTAGTGAATTGATGGAATGGCGGGAAAAAGCACGTCAGCGGGTTGAAGTTGAGAGTTAAAGAATGAAACAAAGTGCGGTGAGATTTGAATAAAATTGACCGCACTTTTTGTTTTTTTAGGGGTGAGAATGTTACAAAACACAGCACTAGCAATCTTGGGAATGTTCGTCTTTGCACGGTCAACAATTCCATTTCAAACATTTGAGCGTGAAAGCAGTTGGCGACATCCGACAAATAGCATTGTGGGCGGTATGCCGAAAACGCAATTTACAGGCAAAGAGGGTGAAAAGGTCACAATTGGCGGACGGCTTGCGCCTGAAATCACAGGCGGTCGGTTTAGCATTAAAATGCTTGAGTTAATGGCAGACAGCGGGGGAAGTTTCCCTTTGATTGATGGTGCTACGTTTGAATTAGTCGGTTTTTTCGTGATTGAAAGCATAAGTGAAAGCAGAAGTGAAATGTTCGGTGACGGTGCGCCACGCCTGATTGACTTCACAATGAACTTGAAACGCACAGACGATCCGATTTTGATTGCACTAGCAGATAAAGTAATGAGTTTATTATGATAATTGATGAATTAATCAACGCAACAAATCACAGAAAGCCCGCATTTAGAATTATCGTCAAGACAAAAGACGATAAGAAAGACATCACACAGCTTGTCAGTGATCGTTTAATCAATCTGACGTTGACCGACAACAGAGGATTTGAAGCCGATTTGTTAGACTTAGAATTGAGCGACCACGACGGCAAACTCGCAATCCCGCCACGCAATGCCACAATTGAGGTTGCTATTGGCTGGAAAGGGAAAGGACTAATTGAAAAAGGCGAATTTTCAGTTGATGAAATTCAGTTTAGCGGTGCGCCTGATAAATTGAATATTCGGGCCCGTAGTGCAGACTTAAAAAGTACATTGAGCGAGAAAAAAGAGCGGTCATTTCACAAAATCAAACTCGGTGAGTTAGTGAAACAGATTGCCGCAGATAACAAGCTGAAAGAGATTTGTGCCGACAAATTCAAGTCACAGCTTATCGAACACATCGACCAGCAAAACGAAAGCGACATTAATTTATTGAGTAGAATCGCCGAACAATATGATGCAATCAGCACTGTGAAGAATGGGGCATTGCTTTTCATAGAACGCGGCAAAGCAAAAACAGCAAGCGGGAAAGCAATACCGCAGATCACTATCACGAAGAAAAGTGGCGACAGCTACACGTTCACCATCAACGAAAGTGACAACTACAAAGCAGTGCGGGCGTACTGGCACAATCTCGACAACGGCAAAAAAGGCGAAGTGATTATTGATGAAAATACTGACGTGCAACGAGTCAATCGCACGACGAAAAAAGGCAAACAAAGCAAGTTAAAGAAAAACGTACTTGTGCAAACACAACCGCTCACTAGCGACAGTGAGCAGATTAAAACGCTACGCCACACCTACAAAACTGAAGCAAGTGCAATTCAAGGCGCAAAGGCGGCATTTGACAAAATGAAACGCGGTACTGCATCATTCAGCTTAACAATGGCATACGGTGAACCTGAATTAATGCCCGAAATGCCCGCAGAATTAAAGGGGTTTAAGACGGAAATTGACAGTAGTGATTGGATTATCACAAGCGTGATACACAACATTACCGACAGCGGTTTTACGAGTACAATTGAATTTGAGTTAAAGCCAGAAGAACAAGAAAAGCAGTTGAAGAAAAAAGAGAATTAAAAAAGGCTAATAGCCCTTTATTTTCTAGAAATAAAAAAGCGACCCGAAGATCGCTTTCCATTTCCACTTATTCAGCGGTGAACTTTAAAAGAAAAATAAAAATATAACTTTTTTAACCGCTTATACAGCGGTGAAGTCTTTTAGAAAAAAGAACAGTATAATTTTTTAAACCACTTATTCAGTGGTGAAGTTTTTTAGAAAAAAGAGAATTAAACTTTCACAAGCCGCTTATTCAGCGGTAAAACTTTTTAACAAACAAAATAATACAAATTGTTTAGCCGCTTATATTCAGCGGTGACCTAAATACTACACCAAACTTTTTCTCTTTTCTAGTCCAGAATGCTCGTCTTGAAAAAGTTTCTTGTTCTACTACACTAAAAACAGGCTCCACCCACGCATGAGGGTAGTTGTTTCTAGCGTTGGTGCGTATGTGTGGTTTTTCTAAAAACGCATAGCCAGTGTGATTAATTATCACACTTGTTTTTTCTGTTATCTCAAAAAGCCCTGTCTTTTCGTTTGTTTCGCCCCTGTTTTTATATTTATCAAACGCCACATCTAGCACGTCAATTCCGCTTTGCTCTAGCTCTTTCTCGACTTCTTTTGAACAGTCAACAATGAAAGTGTAATTGTCATTATAAGTTTCTAGTGTCGCGCTATATTCCCACGTTGTACCGCCAGCAATGCGGTGAAGTGGATTGTTCTGTAAATATTGCAAGACTTCTTTTTTTTCTTCTTCACTTGCTCCACGCTCTAACTTTAGCAAGAGAATCACATCTGCTGTCGCTGTGATTTCATCAAGAATTAATTGTGGGATGACTTTTTTTCCTTTTAACGCATTTCCAAGACTGCCCGAGGTTGTAAAGTCTAAGTTTTTAAAGCCTAGTGCAAAATCTAGTTTTTTATTAACAGCTCTTTCTATCGTGTGAACTGCACCGCCAATCGCGGTAATTGAAGGAAAGAGAACGGCAGCCATGCCGCTTGATACGTTCATTTTCTCCACTTTACATCTAATTGTTATATATTCCGAAATGGATTTTTTATTTTTCGGAAAATTCCGAAGAGACTTTGCTAATAGTGCAATTCGCCCCTTTTGATTTAACAACATTTCTCCATGTGTTGACCATGCCGCAAAGTTTGGCTGAATGACCCTACGGTACATTGGAAAAATTTTCTTCTCAAAGCTCCGTTGGCTGATCTCGTGCAACACCCCGCAAGATGGCACAGGCGAAACGGAAACGTAGGATTGTTTATAAGGTAGTAGTAACTGCTTTACTAGTCGCGGATCTTCAATATCCGGTATTTTTTTTGGTTTATTTTCTCTTTCAAATTTTGCCATCTCACGATAAATGCCAATTTCTGCTGCGCTCAATGGTAACGCCCAGTATTTTTGGCGCATTGAGATTGTGTGTGAACAAATATAATATTTAGGCACTTCTGCGATAATATCCGCATTGAGTGCTGATTGTTTTACTTTTGATGAAAATAATTTTGTTGCGTGCGTTCCGATCATGATTTACCCCTTTTAACAAAGACAAAAGCCCACTACTGTGGGCTATGGTGATTTATTTTAATAATTCTAACGCTTTGTATTTGTCAAAGTTTGCGCCGTTTTCTTCTAAGATTTCTAAATGATATTCCGCCGCGGCTAAGCTGAACTCGTAACCCTCACAACATTTATAAGCATAAACCGCAGCGATAAAGTTATTTGTTAAGTAGTCAAACCCTTGTACTCCACTTTCGTCGTGTGCGTTGATGAACTCTACTACTTGTTCAAGTGTGTTTGCGAAGTTGTTTAAACCGAATTCTTTAATTTGTGCGTTCATAATTTGTTTTCCTTTTTAGTTTGTTAAACTTAAGGGCTTATCCCTTTAAGTTGTTTATATGGTACCATATAATAATTAAAGGTCAACACTTTTTTTAATTATTTTTGTGATCCACTTCTCATTTTTGATTTTCTATCATTTTTTCAATCATTGCAGCGCATGAAAGTCCCTTTTCTTTGCACAAAAGATCCAACTTTTGTGCAACTTCAGGCTTTAACTTAATATTTTTCTGCACATAGTTTTTGGCAGTATATTTAGCGGCGTTTTTAGCGATTGCATTTTTTGTATTTTCGGTTAATTTTTGATATGTCATATTTTCTCCCATAAAGAAAGCCCCGAGGGGCTTTTTTTATTCATCAATTTCTACTTCTTCAATTTCAATTTTTAAATTCTTTTTAATTGATTCATCACAAGACGCAATCTCATCTTCTAACGCTTGGATAATTCTTTCCTCATCTTTTGCATTGAACGCTGTCGCGCCGATACTTCCGGCTATTGCGTTGTTTATATATTCCGCGGCGGCTTTATCTTCAATATAAGACGTTAGACTGATTACTGTGATTTGTTTTGCTTTCATTTTATTTTTTCCTTTCTTATTAGCCCGCTTTCGCGGGCGTTGTTAATTGCTTATTTTAATAATTCTAATGCTTTGTATTTGTCAAAGTTTGCGCCGTTTTCTTCTAAGATTTCTAAATGATATTCCGCCGCGTCTAAGCTGAACTCGTAACCCTCACAACATTTATAAGCATAAACCGCAGCGATAAAGTTATTTGTTAAGTAGTCAAACCCTTGCACTCCGCTTTCATCGTGTGCGTTGATGAATTCTACTACTTGTTCAAGTGTGTTTGCAAAGTTGTTTAAACCGAATTCTTTAATTTGTGCGTTCATAATTTGTTTTCCTTTTTAGTTTGTTAAACTTAAGGGCTTATCCCTTTAAGTTGTTTATATGGTACCATATAATAATTAAAGGTCAACACTTTTTTTAATTATTTTGCTTTATTTTGTGACTTACTTCACAAATTTAAATTTTGAGCATAAAAAAGCACTCTTTTTCATCAGAGTGCTTTGGGATGCGATTATTGAGGTATTTCCCCTGTTTCTATCATTTCTAAAAACTCAACTTCAGAAAGAAATGTTGCATTGACTTCTTGTGCGAGTCTCATAATTTTATGCTGAACAGTTGGACCTATCACTAAAAATTTGAGATTTTGTGTGACAGAAGAACAAACAGTAAAACCGCTATCAATCGCTTTTTGCTCAAGCATTTCTTTGTTTTCTTTTTCAAATCCCGCAAAGCACACTTCAATATTAAGCGATGAGATTATTTTGGGTTTATACGTTGATAACACAGTCGAATTATGCAGTTCCATCCAGTCGTCAACGTTATAACATTGCCCGTTCATGACAATATCCCCGACAATGCGATCTGCGCGAAATGTGCGACTGTCATTTTGTTTATGACAAAAGCCTTTGATATAGACATCATCAACATACATCACATCAACAGTGCGAGTAGTAAAATTCCCCTCCGAATCAGTATATGAAAAGCTGATAGTGCCAATCTTTGACATTCCATGTTCTTGTTGTGCTTGTGCAATTTCTTTTTTCTTATTTCTATGATAGAACCAAATCGCAAAACCGCCAGCGATAAGTGCAAACATTCCTGCACCTTGCCCATTTGCAGAAGATATTGCCCCCACAACAATCAACAAGAAAAATATTTGAAAACATAAAACAAGGCATCCACCGAGTGAAAGTCCTTTTTTCATACAAACTCCTTTTATAACATTTTCGGTTTAATCGGCAACGTGCAAATAAACTGTGCCCGCACGACTGCAGTGCTAAATAATTCTTCGGTAATATCAAACGGCGGGTAAAGTGGATTATCTGATAATGCGCGAATGACTCCGCTCGGTATGCGTTGCAATCGTTTGATGTAAGTTTCCCCGTTCAAATCGAATACATAAATACCCTCGCCGACGTATGAATTTATTTTCACGTCAACAAAGCCCACATCACCTTTATTGATTGTCGGTGCCATGCTATCTGTCGGGATATTAATCAAGTAAATGCCCTCTGAACTTCTTCTACCGATGATTTCAAGTAGGCCCGTTTCTGAAAAGTAAATCGATCTAATAATGTCAGGGTAATCTTCATTGCTGAAACCGTTATAACCCGCAATAGCTGACACAGAAAGATGATCAACTTTCAATTTATGTTCTACATTCGGTTCACTGACAACAAGCGATGTATCTCGTGAACCATCGCCTGTTTTTAACCAGTTCGGATCTACGCCAAGTGCGGTGGCAATTTCTAAAATATTTTTAGGATCTCTAGTTTTACCGTTGATGATGTCACTAATAGCGGGTTGACTAACTCCAACCATTTTTGCAAAAGCATTCTTTGATAAGCGTTTTTCTTCAAGTAAAGCTTGTAAACGTGTTGCTAAATCAGACATATATTTCTCCTTTGGTTATAAGTTATAGGTAAACTTTGAATAAAACAATAAAATATTTCTTGCAATATTTAAAGTTTGCTTATAATATTTGTTTAAAGTTTTCTTATAAGCGGGGTTTTAATGAATAAAGCAATTGAAGAAGCAGTAAAAATTGTTGGTAATCAATCAGCTTTAGCAAGAGCGTGCGGGGTTAGTCAACCAACGGTGAATTTGTGGTTAAACGGCGGGAATATGGACGTGAAACATATAGTTTCAATCATTAAAGCCACAGACGGCAAAGTGACAGCCGAAGAAATACGCCCCGATGTTGATTGGGCAGTGATTAAAGGCGTGAATTAGTGAAAGGAGTGTGTATGTGTCAGTGTAAAAAATGTCAAAAACAAAACCCCGACAATGCGGGGCTTATCAAAATTAAAAGCGTGGTTGCTAGTCCCGTTGTTGATTTTGTGGAAAAAACATCTCAACAACCTCACCGAATTCGTCAAGCATGTCAGCGTTGTGGTCGGCTAGCTTTGCTAGATGTGTCAACGCATTTTTGCGTATCTTGTCGCTTAAAGCAGCATTTTTCTCACCAAGAACAAGCAAAAGCGTATTTAAAATCACTTGCGTTGCAGTCAGTTGATAATCTTGACGGGCAAGAAGTTGCGACAAGTCAAAGCAATGTTCTTCAAGAAATTCAAGGCGTTCTTCAATCGTTAACTCGTCATCACGAGCGTTTATATCATTTTCATTTAAGTTCATCTGCGGGTTTCCCAGAAGTTATTCAAAAAGGTGAGCAATATATTAAAGCATTAAATGGATTGATCAACTCATTAGAAAAACAAGAGGTGAAGTAATGGCGCAGGTGGATATTCGTTGCCCCAAATGTGGTTCTTCTAATTTGAAAGTTCGCACATCAGAAAGAATGACAATGCACAGTTCAAAAACATTGTTGTTCTGTCATAACTGCAACGCTTGCAAGATTGAAGTGATGAGTGAAATCACACAAGTGGCAATTGCCAATTATGAGATCAACGAAGATGCCATGAGAGTGAATAAACCTTTAGATCAGACAGACACACGTCAAATCGAAATCGAAACCGAAACATAAACATCATTAATTTTCATTCATAAACCAGTCACCGTTTTTTTCAAAAATAAAAACGGTGGGATTTTTTCAACTTAAATTTGAGGAATTGCACAATGATTAAGCAAAAAAGAAATCAGAAAGTAACAGAGAAAAATAAGCAAAGAGTAAATGTTTTCAAGCTACAACAACGTGTTGAGAGTTTAGAAAAGCAGTTAGCACTACAACTTCGCATCAACGCAAATCAAGTGAGTTTCAACGATATGCGCATACTCAATGAAGCAGTGGCTTATGAAAATATCAGCGAGTTAAAGAGCGACGTGATTGCGTTAAAACAAAACATTTTAAAACGTACAATCAATCGTTTTTGGGCGTTTTTGGGTAAGTAAAAAAGAGAAAAGGGGGCAAATATGGCTTTCACCGATTTTCCAGTATTTGAGAAAACAAGTTCAGAAGTAAACGAACAAGGCATTGCAGAAGTGCGGGCGAAAATGCATTGGGAAACTAACCCAGCCGTGCGCCAATTCAATAAATTCTATCGCGATAATCAGGCGACATTTATTGAAATCTCAAAGCGTTTGGGGTGGGAAGTGAAAGACAGTCTTGAAAAATACAGTCTTGAAGAACGCATTGAGATTGCAGAAACCATTCGTTTATTAAAGCCGTTTATTACCGCTTTTTCTATTCCCGTGAGAATACAAGATTTTAAAAATGCCGAGGTGAAGAATGTTAGTCATCAATAAGAAATTAACGGCGCAAGGCATTGCGTTAGTTGCACAGTTGCACAGCGAGCAATCACGCGCTTATACAACCCTTTGCGAGCAATATTATCACGCATTAGAAAAGGGCGATATTGAGAAAGCAAAAGCGGTTTATCAGCAAATGTTAGAGCAACATCAAAAACTTTTTAAGAGTTGGTTTGAAATGAAAACAGGGGAATATCAATGGAATTAGAAGGCTTGGTAAGAGTGCTTTTTATTAGCGCATTAGTGTTGGGAATTGTTTATGTGATGTATGTGATTGAGAAAATGGGAGAGTAAGTGATGAATTGGTATGACATGGTAATCAGTTTAGATTGCGGTTCAGAAGTGATTATTAAGCATGAAAATAACAAATATCAGTTATTTGAAGTGTTGGAACATGTTGAAAATCAAGATACGCCGTGGAGTAGTGGGATGTCAATTAGACCGATTGGCGAAGAACACAAAGACATTAATCAGGCGTTGGGCGAATTGCTTTATTTTGCACTGAACGAATACGAAACGCTTGCATTAAATGAAATGAGTGAAGTCGTGAAAGCAACAATGAACAAGATTGAAGAATGGTTCAAGTTGCATAGTGAATATTTAGCAAATTTAGAAAAAGGGGTGATGTGATGGAAAAGTTTGATTTAGCGAGAGCATTAGCCGGTGAGCCAGTGCGTTTGCGTAATGGGTGCAAAGCGTTTGTTTTACATAGATTATCAAGTGAAGAAATCTATATCTTAGATGACAATCTTTACCCACCTTATGAATTAGTTGGATATCGTCTTGCTGATGATTGTCAATTTGATGGAGCTCATTGTTGGACTTTAAACGGACAAAGTTACGAAGAAACATCTGGTGATGTAGAGGAGTGTTTCGAGATAGTTGGTATGTGGAATACATACAACACTGTAAGAGTTGAGTTACCACAACCGCTTGATGATGTTGAACTCAATCAGCGTGTTTATTTTATTACAGCAAAAGGTATTAGTTCTGTCGTTTATGAAGAAACTGCAAACGATTTATTAATGCTTGAAGATGCCAGATTTTTTGCAACAGAAGAAGATGCACAAGCGTGGGTAGATTTGGCAAAACGTGTGCGGGATATGTAATGCTTGATGCCGTGTTAGACAATATTAACTGGATAGCTGATCCGGTTAAACCAGTGGTGAACGTTGAAGAAACGAAGAAAGAGCCGTTTTTTCAACGTTCGCCAATGGTAAAAGCATCAAGATCACTTGACGGTATGACACCTCATCAGATTGAGTTATTCAATTTTGATGAGTTGTCATTCCCGCACGTGAACAAATACATTGCTGGATTGCCTGATTATTTAACGAAATATTTTGTTAAACGCTACATTCGCACATTCAAAGCAAAAAGCCGTCGTGACGCAAATTTGTGGATTCGCGAAGTCATGGATAACGGGATTTTGGCGCGCGTTGAGGGCGTGATGAATCGTTACCCGATCTCAAAAATTATCAATAAAGATGACGGCACAATTTATACATTTAATCAATTTGAGGGTGGCAAACTCAAAAGAAAAACAGTGGGTTTAGATGAATTTTCTATTAATGATGTAGAACATTTTTCTAAGTCTATTGCTGCAGATATCGAAGAATTAATCATGCAGTTTGAAGAAAAGTACATCAAAACAGAAGTGCAAAATGCGAGAACAGAAGAAGAAATTGACCGTATTTTTACCGCACTTTATCAAAAAATGGCGTATTACACACAGTTAAAAGGGGTAACACCGCCATTTTATCATCAATTCAAAGAAGGCTTGCTTGACGAAAACAGAATGAACATCGCAATGGAAAAAATGCGTTGTGAAAAATGGTGGTTTCGTCAGCTTTCAACAATTCGCTCGCGTATCCGTGAGCATTTACATATTGCTGTGGGTGCGGTGCAGAAAAAAGCAAGTCCCTATGCGAGCCGTGAGGCGATTGCTGAATGGCGTTTGCAAAAGCGCAAAAACTCACAGTACATCAAACAAATGGCGTTAGTGAATGAAGACGATGACGAGGAAATCATCGGACTTGATGAAATGTTTTATAAAACCGTTTCAAATCCAGCCGTCAGACGTGCCGAATTAATGGTGCGTATGCGCGGATTTGAGGAAGTGGCAAAGCATTTGAATTATGCGGGCGAGTTCTACACATTAACCGCCCCATCTTCTTATCACGCAGTACATTCGCACGGTGGCTTTGTGAAAAACTGGAATTTCTCAAGCCCAGCAGACACACAAAAATATTTGTGTTCGGTATTCGCAAAAATTCGTGCAAGTTTGAAACGCCAAGGCATTAACCCTTTTGGTTTCCGTGTTGTTGAACCGCACCACGACGGCACGCCACACTGGCACTTGTTGCTATTTGTTGAACAAGACAAAGTAAATGCCATGCGTGCAACGTTTAAACGCTATGCACTGGAAGAAGACGGGGATGAAAAAGGCGCAGATGAACACCGTTTTACAGCGAAAGCAATCGACTGGGAGAAAGGTTCGGCAACAGGCTACATTGCGAAATACATTGCGAAAAACATCGACGGCTATGCGTGTGATGAAGACGTGGATTTAGAAACTGGTGAGAAGTTAAAAGACATGAGCCGAAATGTATCAGCGTGGGCGAGAAAATGGCGCATTCGTCAATTCCAACAAATCGGCGGTTCACCGGTGACGGTATGGCGTGAGCTACGTCGCAAACGCGGTGGCGAAGTTGCGGGCGATGAGCAATTAACAAAGTTAGTTGAAGCGGCAGACCGTGGGGACTGGGCTGAATATACATTATTACAAGGAGCGGGAATGCCGACAGTAAAACGTGATGACTTGCTGGCCCGCACATCATACGAAGACAGAAAACCGAATCAATATGGTGAAGTAAGTAAAAAAATCATCGGTTTCTTTAATCAGAAAGCAATTGAGTTCAAAACTATTTTAACAAGAACAACGGTTTGGAAGTTGATTAAGAAAGCCGTTGTTGAGGGGGCTTTAAAAAATAGCGGTCGCAGACCGCCTTGGAGTTCTGTCAATAACTGTACGGAACGAAAAATCAACACAGAGGATTTTTCAGAGTTCTGTCAATAACTGTACGGAACGAAAAATCAACACAGAGGATTTTTCACCGGATTATCAGCAATCACAATTAGAAAAAGGTCAATTATTAACCGCTATTGCGAAACGTAAAACGTGGTTAGAGAAAAACAATATCGTTTTAACCCCGCAAGACCAGATGATTTTATTAATCGGCGGCAAAGTGCGGTTAAAAACTGACGAGCTTTTAATGTTTAAACATGACGCATTGATTAAAACTGGCGTGATGAAGTGGGAGGCGTGATGAATAAAGAAACGGTGAAGTTAGAAATCTACGCGGGAACAGTTGAAGAAAGTTTGTGGGCGGTGCAGTTTTGCTTTTTTTACGACAAAGAAAAGTGGGAAGAAATGACGAAAAATCAACAAATTATGGAGGTAGAGAAAGAAGTTGCAAAGTGTGTGAGCGTTGAGCAAGCAATGATTGAAAATGGCCCTGATTTTTATCGTTTTGAAGTTGTGGCAGAAATAGGGAATCAGAAAAAATCGGTTAAATATGATGTGTTGAAAAAGTTATATAGTCGGCTTTATTCGTGGCAGAAGAAAGAGCTAATGATGATTTATGCGAATACGTTAGTTGATTGGGATTTGAAATGGGTGAATTGAGAGGTTGATAATGGCTAAACAAAAAATAACAGACAATGAGATTTTACAACATATTTGGAAAAAAACACTGCTGAATATATCTAATAAAACATTAATTAGATACATAGGAAATAAAGCAGGAACTTATGTTTTTGATAAATTAACTCAAAATGATATTGAGTATTTATCACTTACTTCAACAGTTGAGTGTTTTAAAGGTAGTGGAATTAGTCAATCACAGTTTAGAAAACGTGTGAAAAAATTAATTGAAGATGGTTTTTTATTGAAAAGATTAAATTCAAATAATGCATTTATTATCAATACACTAGAGTTGGAAGATGCTGTATTTGATGCAGTGGAGTTTTGGAAGAATAATGGAATTCCTAGCGGTTATGAGTTCGATAATGAAGGAAAAACCGCATGTAGAACAATATCAGCCGAAGGTTTAAATATAGAGAAACTCATAAAACAGAATTATGAGAACTTATTAGCAAATAATAAACTGGGTTCATTGGGGGCGTAGTTATGATGTATTCATTAGATAACTGCGATGCAGTCGATTTTTTAAAAACAATTAGTGATTCAAGCATTGATTTAGTTATCACTGATCCACCTTATGAGTCATTAGAAAAACACAGAAAGCGTGGTACAACAACACGCTTGAAACAAAGTTCAGCATCAAGCAATGAATGGTTCGATATTTTCAACAATGATCGATTTGAAGAATTATTCACAGAAATTTATAGAGTGTTAAAAAAGAACAGTCATTTTTATTTATTCTGCGACCAAGAAACAATGTTTGTAGTAAAACCAATTGCGGAAAAAGTTGGGTTTAAATTCTGGAAACCGATTGTGTGGGATAAAGAGTGTATCGGTATGGGGTATCACTATCGTGCGAGATATGAATTTATTCTGTTTTTTGAGAAAGGAAAACGAAAATTAAATGATCTCGGTATTGCTGATGTAATTAATGTTAAGCGTATCGCAAGAGGTTATCCAACAGAAAAGCCAGTTGAAGTATCAGAAATTTTAATAAAGCAATCATCTGCAGAAAACGACGTTGTACTAGATTGTTTTATTGGGTCGGGATCAGTCGGCGTTGCTGCAGTGAAGTTAAACCGAAAGTTTTTTGGTAATGACAAAAAAGAAAGTGCAATAAATTTGGCATTTGAGAGATTGGAGGAAGTATGCAACAGACAATAACAAATGAACAACTCTTTGCAAAGTTGACAGCACTTGAATCACTACTTGCAAAGCAACAGATTAACGAAAACAGTCGTGAATTGTGGTCTGTGAGTGATATTGCGAAATACTTCGATTATTCAGACAGACATGTGCGAGGTGCAATTATCTGTGATCCAAAATTCCCAAAGCCCGTGCGTGTGCCGTCACAACGTGACATAAATAAACCCACGACTGATGCCCGCTGGTTTGCGGGGGAAGTGGTGAGATATGCGGAAAGAAGAAAGGTTTAACTCAACAAAAGGAAAAATACTATGAATGAACAAGTAACAGAAAATAAATATTTCGCAGTAAATGTTTATGATGAAAACAGTATTTCATTTCACAAAACTGAAGAAGAAGCTAAAAAAGCATGCTTAAACGGTGCAGAAGATTTGTACGATCATGCAACATATAATGACGATATTTCCCCCTATACTGAACAGGAGCATAATGCAGTTTATGGTGTTGTTCTTGGTAAAGCTGAATCTAAAGAAAGAGAATTAACTGAAGAAGAGAAACAGTCAGGTTGGTATGACGAAATTGATTATATTGTTGAACATCCAAAAATTGTTGAATATCCAAAAGGTGATGGCTGGATTAGTGTAAAAGATAAGCTACCGAAGAAATTCGATAGAGTTTTAGTGTGTCAGCAAGATTATAAGTGGGAGCAAAATTACATTCGTATTGCGTATTGCAACAATTCAGAAGGAACAGAATGGTGGGCTGATAACTACGACGGGACTGGTGGTGAGATTATTTTTAATGACGTAACTCATTGGCAACCGCTTCCACTGACACCGAAAACAGAATAAGGGTTTAACAATGACATTAGGAAAAATTCAAGAATTGTTATTAAATCTTCGTGAAGTCATTGATGAGTTTAATAAGAATTGTATGCCAGATGGGTTCTTCATCTGCGAAGAACCAAATGGGATACTTATCATTACAGACGAAGAAACTAATACTCAAACACCTGTGAGTCAAGAGTTTATGAGAAAAACAAAATTGACAAGGAAAGAAGTAATGTTTTTGTTCAAAGAAAATAGATTTTAAATTAATCCAACAAATCAACAACTTCTTCTATATTCGGGGCATAGTATGTATTAAGTAAAATCTTAATATCACGATGCCCTGAAATTTTAGCTAGCGTCATCACATCAACTTTTTTTGCTAATCGCGATAACGCTTCTCTGCGTGTATCATGAAAATGAAGATTAGCATCATCAAGCCCAGCCAGTTCTTTTAATGTTCTAAAATTCTTGTCTAGCGTATCAGAAGACATACGAAATACACGTGCATCATAATCTGATTTGACTAAAAACAAATGATTTAAGATCTTCATTGCTAAACTAGACAGCGGAACAGTGCGAGAATGTGAGTTTTTAGAATCGGGAATAAATAATGTTCTTTTTTCAAAGTTGATATTTTCCCACGTCGTTTTGCATATTTCCCCTGCTCGCATGGCGGTTTCAATCGCGAACAACATAGCCGCACCAGTTCTTGCACGTGATGTTGTTGGTAGGTAGTTAAAATTATATTTAGACACATAAACAATACGTTCTATTTCTTCGTCAGTATAACGTCGCGTTCTATCTTGCCCACGTTCTGGTCTGTCAATTAACTTAATCGGGTTTCTGTTTATATATTTCCATTTCATCGCATAAGTGATGACGTTTGATAAGATATTGAATTCACGCAAGACACTGCTTGATTGCACCGTTTTTAGTCGTTGTTCAATAAGTTGATTAAAATCATCTTCACAGAGATCAATTAAACTTTTTTTGCCTATCTCCATTTCTTTAAACATATTCAATCGTGATTTTTCAGAGCGAGAGCCTTTTTTGGTGGGCGTAATCTCTTTAATATATCTATCAATCACAGCTGAAAAAGGAATGTCAGGAACATCAGTGAATGTGCCGTTTGCAATTTCTGTTTCAAGTTGCATAGCCCACATTTGTGCTGCAGCTTTCGTTTTAAAATTTTGTGATTTTGAAATGCCCGATTTGCGAACTTGACAACGCCAACCAGATTTTATTTTTGTATAAGTAGCCATTTTTAACTAAATTCTATCTAAAAAACACATAGCGCAATTTGGTGCAATTCGTAGTGCAATTTTGGTGCAAAAAGTTTTCATGTGAGATCATTTTAGATCATATATGAACCAGAAAACAAGAAAAATACTGTAAATAAAAACAGGTAAGCGAAAGAGGGGAGAATGGAAAATTAGATTATAAGTGATTGATTTATATATTAAAAGAATAGAAAAAAGCCGACTTAAAAGCCGGCTTTCTTTTTTAATGCTATTTATCAATGGTGCCTAGGGCCGGACTCGAACCGGCACACCCGAAGGCGGTTGATTTTGAATCAAGTGCGTAGAACTGTTCAAATAATATTCGCAAATACACACTTACTACGATGTATCCAGCCAATACATCCACTAGGATTTTCTGTCCGAATTCCAGACGATCCTGATCTTACACATTCTTTCAAGTTTGTAAAGCCTGATAATGATTTTATAGTATATTTTTTACAGGTTAGATTACAAATATAATATATACTAGCTTGACTTTAGGAGATAATCATTATAATCTGATTGTCAAGGTGGCGTTACCTTAATAACGCAATGAGTTGTTGGCTCATCGTCAATCTGATATTAATCTAGGATGTAAAGGCCTAGCGGTGGCAGGCACCAGAAAACTCTGATACTAATCTAGGATGTAAAGGCCTAGCGGTGGCAGACACCAGAATAAACCAACATTTAGGCCCACTTAATTGTGGGCTTAATACTTTATGAAAGAAGCAAATATGACTAATAAATTTACTGGATACAAAAAACTAAGCATTAATGACTTGAAAAAATTTGAGTATAATTTAGAGCATATAAGAAATGCCGCAATCTTTTTCAAAGATCATTTTCTTAGTAAAGAAATGATATATAGTACTGAAAAAGAAAGTACATCCGTTATCTTTCAAAGAAGCAATTTTATGCACTTGTGCGGAATATATTATGAACCCGGTGCGAGTGAATTTTTTAATCTTGCCTTATTAAAACAAATAGACCTAAATAAGGTTTATATAAAAAATGATGGCACAACATTCCAAAAGTTGTCTGTTTTAAGTTCTATAGATTTTTTAATTAATCCAGAGATAACTTTGTCATCAGGTGCAATTTATTTAAACCTTTCTTTTGATAAAGCTCTTAGAACTAAAACCAGAGTCTTTGCTCTCACATTGATAAATGACAATCACTTATTTATTCCACAATCTTTACTGAATCTTAGGACCATGAATGATTTCCCTAAGGGTAACAAAATTATTGGTATAAAATCAGTTCATTTAGAAGATAAAACAGAAATCATCTACTTATAGAAAAAAGAATAAGAGAAATTATATTCTCCCATTTTTATTTTATCAGAGTAAATTCACAATCTTGGGCATTTGCATTATCAAGGCAATACTCAAAGGAGCTCAATCTTTGATAAATCATCAACGGAGAAGTCAATTAAGGCACTTGCAAGAACATTTAAGGATAGTGATCATACTTATGGGAAGCTCAGGAACTTCTCAGAAGCTCCGCTGTTTCTTGACTCAAAGTCATCAAGATTAATTTATTAGCTGATTTGGTTTCCTATGCCATATTTAGGCATTATGAACATAATGATAGCTCATTTTACGATCTTATAAAGAATAACTTTGATCATCATAATGGACGTATTCACGGTTTATATTTACGAAATACAGAGGATATAATCCCATAAGTATGAAGTATAGAAGGGCGATATCCTCTCTAATAATAAACTCTCTCAACATTTCTATGTCATACTCAATATATCAGAGCTTAATACTAATATCATTATGCATTGACAATTTCTGAATGACATAGATATTTTCCGGTTTCTTCATTAATTGAGTAACAGCGGTATATCAAAATCTATATAGTACCTAAGAAAGGCTTACTTGCTTAGAAATATATTAAAAAATATCTTTTAGCTTATTTTGAAGCATATCTTACTATCTTATGAATACATAGGGGAAAATATTCTAAATTTATTCTAGCGATATACAGAGCTTTATCATTAATAGTATTAAGGGATTTACATCTAATTTTTAGATGCTCTAGATAGTCTTTCTACCATATGAAGAATTGTCGTTTTATCTTGTTCTGAGCTATTTCTATAATAGCTTAATAAAATTTCTTCTTCTTTAGTAATGCTTAATCTTTCTCTAATTCTCAATACCCCACTATTGAGCAAAACATTTTTTATATCAGAAAGTATTTGATTTAGAAATTTTTCATTTTCTTTTTGAATATCATCTATCAATTCCTGTTTCAATGCCAAAGTTTCCTTAGTTACTCCTAAACTAGTTTGTACAGATTCTGGCATATCATACACGTAGTATTCAAAAACATTACCTTTCACTCCAGAGACACGCCGTCTACGCCATTTATCTTTTTTAGCATATAAGATTATACCTTGTGGTGTTGAAGGGAGCCCTCCTACATCTAAAAGCTCTTTAAGAGTATACCATTCTTTCATATTACCTCATTGACTTTATTTTAAATTTAAGTTAAATTTAACTTAAATTGAATTAACTTTAACTTAAAAGATCAAGGCTAATTCAAGGAGATCTAGTCTACATTAAATTGAGTGCTATTTGAAGATCGCTTATCTAAATGAGGTTTTGTATGAGTTTTGAACAATTATTGCATTTATTTTTCTTAGAACGGAATCATAGACCTGCCACTATACGTTCTTATCAAAATGTAATAGCGCAGATTGTTAAATTTTATCCAGATAAAGAACCTGAACAAATATCTAAGCTTGACTTATTAGAATGGAGAAAGTATTGCCTCAATAAAATGAGCCCAATTACTTGGAATAGTTATATCAGACATCTTAAAGCTATTTTTAATTATGCTATAGATAATGAGCTATTTGAGTACCCTAAAAATTTATTTAAAGGCCTTATGGTAAGACCTGATAAGCCAAAGAAAAAACTACTAACAGAAAGGCAAATCCATTTTTTAGAAATCTCTTTGGAAAATGAGGAGAAATTACCTCATTATTTACAACCTGCTTATTTTACTAAAGCTTTAATCTACACTTTAAAATATACAGCTATCAGACAATCCCAGCTATTACAGCTAAAAATTTCTGATATCGATATGACAAGCAAAATTATAAATATAAGAGCTGAAACCAATAAGAATCATGAACACCATGAAATTCCAATTTCAGATAAATTATATCCATACCTAAAAAGATTGATATTAGAATCAAGAGCTAGAAGCACTAGTTCAGATGAGCAGTTATTTAACATTAATCGCTTTTCATTAGTTACTACATCAAGAAATAAGAAAATGACAGAAGGACAACTAGTTCATTTTTTTCGCCATATTTCTGAATTTATAGGATTTACAGTAACTTCACATCGATTCCGACATACAACTGCAACAGAAGTCCTAAAGCAATCAGGGGATATCTATGCAGTGAAGCAATTACTTGGACATAAAGATCTCACTGTAACTCTAACATATATTCACAATGATCCTGAAATGCTAAGAAAACATGTCAATTCGTTGTAGAAATGATGCTACATAGATAAAATAAGGGACTGACGTAGATTAGTAAGTATGCTAGTCTACGTCAGCCCCGATTTTTTAATTAATCCAGAGATAACTTTGTCATCGGGTGCAATTTATTTAAACCTTTCTTTTGATAAAGCTCTTAGAACTAAAACCAGAGTCTTTGCTCTCACATTGATAAATGACGATCACTTATTTATTCCACAATCTTTACTGAATCTTAGGACCATGAATAATTTTCCTAAGGGTGACAAAATTATTGTCTTGAATTGTCAAACCAAGTGCAACGTTTTTTTGAAGTAAACTTCATAAGGTGTTTTCCAACCCAAACATTTACGCG